TAAATCTTTTCGGTTGAGCGGGCGGCGTCATTAATATTTTCTAATTCCTGTAATGTCAAATAGTCTCGATGTTGAAACCAATTCTTGATAAATGAATAAGAGGGATTTGGCAAGCAATCACGGTTGATTAAGGGCTTAAAGTCTGGCCCGTCAAACCAAATTTCTTTCTTTTTGTTTTTCAAATCTGTTTTCATTTCATATCGCCATTTACAAAGGGCAAAACCAGCGCCATATTTACGAGCATTCATATCAAGGATTGCCCATTTGGCAAGCATCGGCAGATTTGAAATCCTTTCGTTATCGTCCCATTGATATCTTAAAAGTTCATTGTTAATCTTTGCGCCCAAAGAATCACCGCCCTCTCTTGGCACGAGTCTGCCGCGAGGCTTATTTGCTAAAAGTCTTGCTGTTTTTTCTAAAATTGCATTGAAAGTTCGCGGATCAAAAACTAAAGATTGATAAGGCCAATCATCTTCATCAAGATAAGAACGGAAGAGTTCATCAATGGTATCCATGTTGGACAAGCGACTATCCAAATCTTCTTTTGCCATTGAATAATGACGCATTGCCTCTGTAAAAGTTTTTTGCTCTTCTTTTGTTCCGCGAATAATTTGTTGCTCTGGCATAACAAAAAAGAGTCGCTGCATGAATTTACAGCGACTCCTGTCTTATTAGACTTCAAGCCGTCAATACTTCACTTTAATAATATCATTCATTTCCCCTACTTGTCAAGACCGAGCGTTTTACTAATACCGATTCCTCTGGTTTTATTTGTACTAATTCGCCCTTTTCCATGAAAAGGACTATTTTACCGAAACCTGTGCCATAGGCCATATTTACTAAAACTCTACCAATTGGGAAAAATATCTCAGGATTTAATCCCGTGTCCAAAAAGAAATCAGCAAATATTTCTCCAAACGCTTTTGCTCTTTCAACATCCATTGGCGCAATTGTTGACAATGATGACAATGTTTTCATTTATTTTCCTATCCTCCAGTTCTTTCTTGCAATATCATTTTTCGGCAATTCAGAACTGGTTAGTTTTTTATAAGAAACTGCAAAATATCTTAAGGCATCCATTGCGTGGTCATTTGCCTTTTCGGGTATGTCTGGTTCATTTAAATCTTGGGCTTGCGTTTCTTTTTTTTCTTTCCAGCGGTAAGTTTCAAATTCTCTAATCGTATTTTGGCAGTTGGAGAAGATAAACAAACTCGGCAAAGATTGTAGGCGTATTTGATTCTTTTCTTGCACAGTGGGCACAAATCGTCCGGGAATACATTTGAGTTTTTCTGCGATTTTTTCGATTCCGAATCTAATCCACGAATTATAACTTGTGTTTGTTTCTTTTGTCGCTGGCGTAATGTAAATTCCTCTTTGGGCGAATTCGGAAATCCATTGGGCGCCGGATGGATCTCCATAGGACGCAGCCAGATTCCCCCTTTGCGGGACAGCATTAATAACCCCGGCGTGATAATCGATTGTCTGTCCCGCCTCGTAATGTTCGTTAATGATAAACCAGTTCTCGTCGCCATCAACTGCAATCCAAAGACACGCCGTAGGGTTCGTTGAACCAAAGTCAATTCCTCGATAAATACTCCAGCCCTCCGGGATATCAAATGGCCTGATAACATGAATTTCTCTGTCAAATTCTTTGTAAACCAAGCCCGTAAATTTCCTAAAGTCTGCCAAATATTCTTGGGCGAATGTATCTTCGGTGAGTTCTTTTTTGGCATTATCTATTTCCTCCTTTGGGATGTAGGGGTTTTCGTAAGAAGTAAATTGCCAAGATTTGTAATTTCCGCCATCCTCTTGGCCAGTCTCATACAAAGTATAAAAGTGATTAAACCCTTTGGGTGTCGAAATAAATATCGCAGGTGCTTCGTAGTCGGTAAGGGTAGGGCGTAAAACCTCTGGCCAGAGCCAATCCCAATTTCTAATACTGGCAATTTCGTCAATGACGAGACCTCGGAGTTTGACCCCCCGAAGAGCATCGGGATTCTCTGCTCCTTTAAGCTCAATGATACTGCCGTTTTTAAGCGTAAAAGAAAGTTCTTGCTCATTTTTATGTATAATCCATTCAGGCGGAATTTCTTTTTTCATTTCCCGCCAATGTATCATTTTTGATTGTCGATAAGTCGGCGAAACAATCCAATAAAGTCCTGACTTTTTAAGCGCCCACTGCAATACAATCATTCGACTCAAAACAGACTTGCCAGCGCGCCTGCCAGCGCATACTATTTTGAAACGACGATTATCAATCGCAACTTTGTATTGCCATTCATTAAGTTTTACTTGCATCTTGAATAAATTCTATCTGCATTTCTCCGCCGATAAATTGTTGCGCCACTAACGGCGGTTGCCCTCGCTGTAATTCTCTAATAATTTTGTAAAGTCCTACTAAGTCTCTGAATTGTGCCTTTGGCATTTTTTCTTCAATTAACGCAAGTGCCTTTGATGCAATTTCTTCTTCTTTAATGCTTATCAGTTTTTTTATATTAGTGCCAAACTCGTGCCACTGTTTATCAGTTACTTCAGTAATATAGCGCTTAGCGCTTCTTATTCCAATTCCCAAAATTTCAGCAATTTGTTCATAAGTAAAATCTAATTCTTTTAATGCGTGTGTCGCCGCAATTTTAGCTGGTTTCGATAATTCCTTTGATTTCATTTTTTACCTCTACAAAAATAATCTCGCCATTTAATTTTGGCAAATCCTTTATTTTGTCATATTCATATTCGCCGACTTCAAAAGTTACCGTATAACTATTATCGATTTTCGGCCCACTTATTTTTACTTTATCAGCGTTAAATTGAATTTTCATAATCAATGATTTGTTAGCGCAATTCCTTTCTTTCCCGATCATAACATTGGCTCCTGTATTCTTTCAAGCCGCCTTCTTCCAATTTCACAATATTCTGGGTTAAGTTCAATCATTATCCATTTTCTTCTTAATTTCTTTGCAACTACTGCCGCAAATAACGGAGTTCACAACCCGCCCTGTAAATTTTTCTTGTGTATTATTTTGTGACATTTTTCACAAATTCTTATTAAGTTCCACTTTTCGCAAGCAAATTGTGGGAACTTTGTCATTGAAAGCCAATGATGAACAATAAGTTTTTTTTGACTTTTACATATTCGGCAATACTTCTGTTCTTTTCTAATCCACTTTTCAATTTGTTTCCATTTTAGTGAAGCATATATTTTTTGTCTCATCGGACTTGCTCCACCCAACCATCGTGGATGTTTCTTGCCCCGCCTGCTATACATTCCATTTTTTTCGCCCTCTAATCCCCAATGTTTAATCTTTCTAATTTCTGTCATTCTCCGCCTTGGTATTCCATGTTTATGAAGCCAAAAAAGTATTGCTCCTTCAGTGATACCAAATTGCTTTGCTATTTCATTTGCCGATCTTTGATTTTTAATATATTCTCTTTCAAGCCATTCTTTCTGCCAAAAGGGCTTCGGTTCTCGCCAGTGTTGTCCTCCTTTTAATTCTGTTGCAAGCGAATAGTGATAGCCCTTTATGAATTGTCCTTTTCTATTGCGTGGAAGTTTCATTCTTCCATATTACCACCTTATTATGGTATTGTAAAGTAGACTTGTGATAATTAAATCTATACATTCATCTGGGAAAGTCTTTAATATTGTTAGTGTATCTCCACATATAATTTGATTAGTTTTCATACTCTCGCTGGGCGGCTCATGAGTAGATTAGCAGGGAACGCACGCGGGTTGCCCCACAGCCCCCTTACTATTCTCCGCCCAGTGAAAGCCGAATGATGGTGAAATAACAGTCCCTAATACAATAGGGATTGATAACCCTTTTAGCCCCTATCACAATAGGAACTACCTATCATTCGGCGCCAGTCTTCCTTTCTTGTTGCACACTAAAAATCATCCTTTACTGGCACGTAGAACGGGATCACTTCAAACCTTATTTTTCCAATACCGTTCTCGTCAGGCGTTACCTCACAGATTAAACCTGCTATCTCGGGATAAAGTCCCTTGCCTTTCAAATATGGCGTTTGCGCTTGGAAGCAAGGCACTAACCAACCCACTACATTCCGATACATTGGGATATGACAGGAGACATGATAGTGTCCATCAAAGAGCATATGCGGTTTCTGCTCAGGCGCCAGTTGCTCAATGAGCTTCTGCAACTTGTAACTTCTGGCATAGGAAGTTCCTGAAGTACCGTGGTGCAGATAAATTTTAATTCCATTTATCTCCACAAACGCACCCCACATGCCCAGATATTCAATATCATCTCTTTGACGGTTAATGCCCTCCAAGACATCAATCCCCGCCAATTTGTAGAAGGAGTAATCATGGCTTCCCCCAATTACTTTTGTGCAAACCCCCTTGCGTCGCGGATAGTTTTTAACAGCGAATTCAATCTGGGCATCGGCTCCGTGAAGAAACCGTTCGTATTCTTGCCCACGATAGAGTCGCTCC